AATACCATGTAGGTGTAACCAACAATGGTGGTCGCATAGACAGTTCAGCATTCTTAGACATCAACAGCATGACAGCCGCACAAAGCGCTGGAACAGGCACAGTACATTATGCAGTCTCAACTGATGGTCGAACTACTTGGTCGGTGGCAAAGGGTACTGATGGTGTCAGGCCGATTGTTAGGAATAACTCTGGTACTTGGCAGTATAATAATGAGAACAGTACAACCACAACAAATGATGCTATAAGCACTAGTACTTTAACTGCTACAGTTGCGTTTGATACAGCTTCATATAACACTGCTCGTAACATTCGTTCATTTTTTAACAATGATGGTACAAGATTATATATCTATGGTTATAATAACGAAGATTTAGTTTCTTATCCTTTGTCAACAGCGTATGACATTTCAACCAAAGGTACACATTTACAGAGTGTAAATTTAGGACAATCACCATACAATTTAGTAAATGGTTTTGGCCCTATTTGGAATAACAATGGAACAAAACTATACTATCCAGACCATACAAATGTAAAAGAACTTGCCGTATCTACTGCGTATGACTTATCTGCTATTTCTAGCACCCCTTCACATACACTAACCCCATCAAATTTTACTGGTCAAATGGCAGGTATTACATGGAAACCTGATGGTACTAAACTGTACATAGTAGAAGATGCAGGGCAAGGTTCTGGTGGTGGTGGTCAAATACACACATTTACTTTGAGTACAGCATATGATTTGAGTACAGCCACTTTTACATCAAAAACTGCTGATAATTATTTTACACATACAGGTCAAAGATTTACATCTTTTGCGTTTGCAGATAGTGGCTCAACAATCTATATCTTAGACAGACTGAACGACACAATCAGAAGATATAGCCTTGCTACTGCTTGGGATGTAACTAATGCTACTTATCTTGGTACGAGTTATGATATATCACTATCAGGTGCAGGTGGTGTCAGTCCATATGACCCATGCAGCATTACAATAGATAATAATGATGGTGTATTACTTGTGTCAGATTACGGTTCTGAGGATACTTTTCAGTACACTCCTGCAACGACAACAACAACAGCATATAACACAACTCCTGTGT